GTTGATGTACTTAAACTTTGGATCGAAAAGAGATGTAGCTCTCATGTTGAAACTCCTATTAAAGGTTAAAGAAAAGAAAGGGAGAACCCCCTCCCGTAAGGGAAAGAGGGGTGATCCCGTTGGTAAAACAAGGAAAGATTTACTACAAAGGGAGATGTCTGCTTGGTCTCGTCCCACTCGCCTGACAAGTCAGACTCCTCGTAACTAAGGGACTTCAGCCAAGCGCCACTCCCTCAGATTGAAGCTAAGACTACGAAGTGAGGACATCGCCAGGACAGCTACTGGCTCCGTTACTCTGCGCCAATCCGCTGTCTTGTCTCGCCTCACCCCTTTGCAATCCGCTTCGTCGTTCATCACTCAGGCTGCCCCCCGTTCGGTCGCTATCACAAGTGATACGCTTTCCCTCACTACAGGCACACCTTCGCTCTTCACTTCTCAGCTCGAGCAATAGAACACCGCTTACTGAGGCTGCGCCCATACCCGCCCGCTGCATACTGCAGCTCGCCGGTACTGGCTTGCCTCACCGCTTGCACGGAACGATACGATCAGTCTGTATCTGCTTCTCAAGGATCCAGCGGGGAATCCTTGGGCGCAAAACAAATCAATCTATATCAGGGGGTAAAGGAATACCTGCGTCACAGAGCATGCCTAGCAGGATAGAGATGCGTGCTCGAAGTACCTGGTTCTCATCTGATACCTGAGTCAGTTCCTTCTGAAGCACACGATTGACAAAGCGCAGGTTACCAATCTGATGATTGATACCTCGCTCGTTGATGATGGGAGGATCGGTGAAGTTAGGCATCGGTAGCTTGCTCATGGTTCACCTCCCTCAAAGGGAAGCGATAGATACACACCCTTGATGATGAGAGGACTGAACCTCTCCTCACATTGATTGATTGCATCTGTTTGATCGGTAGCCAGGAACACTCGAAAGTCATCTTCGTTGTGCAGTCCAGCCTTAACAAACGAAACACCATATAGTTGTTTATCCTGGTTCATAACCGTGCCTCCATGGTTCTTAGATGAGCATTGACCTTGGAGTACAAAGCCATTGTTTCGAGATAGTCCTGATGCTGCTGGCTTTCATATTCAAAGTCAGACTGCTGATCAGAGACCGATTGCAGGTGATTCAGTACCTCTTTGAGTAGATCGATGGTTACTTGCATGATGTGCTCCTTGCACGGAAAGATACGTGGGTTGCGTACCCACTGGTTGAGAATAAAAAAAGGGTGACTGCCCAGAACCCCGAAGGATCCCCGAGCAGCCACCCCAGTACTTACTGTGCCTTAGCCATAAAGTGCTTGCGTAGCAGCGAAGCACCCTCTAGAACCTTTGCATTCTTAACGCCTGCAGCGTCGATCATTGCCAAAGCTTCGACGACACGTTGTGTCATCTCACATTCACCTGATGTCATACGAGCAAGAGTACGAGCACCCTTGGACTTCAACTCTTCCTTGTCACGCTTAGATGCAGGAGCGGTACGGATGATGGCTGAAGCTTCCCAGGATGCAGAAGGCATGGTTTGAACGCTGATAATTCCACGCTCAACGAGAGCATTGATACGGTTGATTTGAGCAGTAGATGCTGGTTTAGTAGTAGTAGTCATAATGAACTCCATATAAAAGGTACAACGTTGATAGAAATGAAAGGAGAGCATCCCCTTCACTTTAGTGAGGGGTGCGAACCTGTTGGCAGAACAACTGCTGAGTTAAAAGCGGGAAAACCTTAAGAACAAACATCTTGGCGCTCACTCCAATAACCGTAAGAGATAGGAGTAAGACATAGGAAGGTAAGAGCAAAGCACTGCTGAGAGACAGTTAAGTTGCGAGTTACCAATACATCGTAGAGAACAACAAACATACCTACGATTGCAAAGACCCAAAGGATCCAGTAGATGATGGTTTCTTTCATGACTTATCTCCGAACGAATTGATTAGAAATAGGATTGAAACAAGCTCTGATGAGAGACTCGAATGCAGGCTTGCTGAGTGGTTGGAAACCCTGCTTAGCTGCGTAGTATTGGTACTGTTGATATGTGGGCATATGAGATCCTAGTTAGTTAGAAAAAAGGTAATAGAAATAAGAAGATAACCAAGCCCCTACAGGCGCAGTCCTCTTCCGTAGGAAAAAGAGGACAAGCCGACTGCCAATTAGAGAGAATAGATAGCAGTAACTAGCACAGAGTTAGCACAGTGCAGTTATAAGCTACTGATTTGTAAGGGATAACTACTGATTAGTGAACAATAGCGATGGAGTACAACGATATGTATGTACTAGAGGCACCCCCATACGGACCAATACATGTGTACCACTGGGGGTTGAGGCTCCAGCTGTACCCATATACACACGGAGGCATCTCATTTCGAGACCCTTGCCTCATAAAACAGTCCTTATCCCCCTTACGGACCCATTTACGAGTCACAACATGTCTACTTTTCTTCATTTTTTTCGACATATTGATACCCATAAGTACACATCGTGTACACGTTTTGATACCTATAGGTTGAAACAGGGGGTGGCAGGGGACCAAAAGTGACGGGATACCGGGGGTATCAACGATCCCTGCCTAATTTTTTTGCAATCAAGGGTTTTTTTGTGTAATAAACTTTACAATAATCCTCGATAACTTTACAAACATGTGACTTTACTTAGCAAAACCAAACAAGAGTGGTACTATTGTATGTATCCTGGTAGCTAATGTGCACATTTAGTAGCTATCAAAGGTGATTACCCCCTCCTAGTCTTTGACTTTGAGTGCAGACCCCTGCCAAAAGCGGGGGTTTTGCTTTTATTTGCCTGCGAAAGAATGCCCACCCCGTCTGAGATGGGCGCAGACAGCAGGCAACCCCTGCCATCGAAGCATTGAGAGTGATGTACCCGCCTTGTAAGCGGGAGAAGCGAGTGCAAGTCTCGAAGGTGGCTCCAGTTTCTATCGGGAAAGTTCCTCCAGGGTCTGTTTCACCTGGGACACCCCTCCACTAACCGGGTGATAAGGGATCTTGGAGGACTTCAGTATTCCATCGTGTGAATGTGACAGGAAACCTACCATGCCAACGGCGTGGTCAGCGTTCTTGAGCATGGATTTGAGCGTGTCAGCGGATTGGTCTTTAGACCAGAACCTTAGATCGAGCTTCTGACCCATCGTAGTCTCGAGATGGCGGGCCTGATCGTTCAGTGCCCCAGCGACTACAACCCTAGGCTTTTTTTCTCGGGCTGCACCTCTGGGCAGCGGGTTATGCGTGGGTTGATAGGACGGTACCGACACGCCAGGCATCAACAATTGGCGCAATGTAGGGTCTTGTAGGGCGGCAACGAGGATCTTGGATAGCAATGCACCAGCCTTAGCAACCCATTCCTGTTCAACCTGGTCTTTGGCTTGTGCGCTAGCGGTATCTACCGCCTGAGCAATCTGTACTTCCAGGTTATTGACCTGTGCTTTCTCAAGTTCCTTCAACTTGGTGGGTACCCCATCGATAAACCAGGGGATTTGAGACAGTGCAAGGATGACTCTGCGGCGATCTGCGGGTAACGCCTCTTGAGCTTTCGCCAGGGCGTCTCGCATCGAGAAGACTTCTTTTGCCTTCATCACCTGCGCTGCGGTTTCAACTAAAAGGTTTTGTTCCTCTGGAGACCAACGTACTCGAGACAATTTTTTCTCTTTCTTACTAGTAGTAGGAGTACGGATAGTCGCTGATTTCCTAGCCATATTGGGCACCTTTCCTTAATAAATATTTGGACCACTTATAAAATGCTAACGAAGCAACAGCTGGAACAATTCCTCGATCAGTACGAAGTGCTACGTGGAATCGAGGTCACATATGAGAACGAAGTACGGCAAGCGATAGCCCCTCAAGTTGTTTTACTCACTGGCATGGTGAATATCGGTGGCACTCCGCACCTGTTTGAAAGCGAGTTGAACCTAAATGAGTTCCATACTCGAGATGATCTCTTGCTTTTAGGCAAACAATTGATGACTGCTTTTGAACAAGCGGGCGTAGAAACATTAGGGTAATTACTTATGGCAGCAAGAAAACGAGCAATCCGACACGACGAAAACACACGACTGAAAATCCAAGCATCGCAGCTGATCAACCGATTGACTGCCCATGCCAATGGTGAAGTTGAACTATCCAGCACCCAGGTAAGAGCTATCGAGGTACTCCTCCGTAAAACCCTTCCTGATCTATCTGATGTCCGTATGGAAGTGGATGCACAGCCAATTACGTTCCAGCTCGATCTAGGAAAACCAGGCGAGCCAGAATAATTGGAAGTCATCAAATACAAACCACCTGGCGCTAATGCAGCCAAGTTCCATGGGTCTGACGCATTCGTGCGTGGTCTCATGGGTCCGGTGGGTTCCGGGAAGTCCTCTTCATGTTGCGTAGAAATCGTAGCAAGAGCACTTCGCCAGAAACCATCAGCGGATGGTGTACGTCGTTCCCGTTGGTTAATCATACGTAACACCTATCCAGAGCTTAAGTCTACAACAATCAAGACTTGGGAGACCTGGTTTCCATCAAACGTAGCCCCAATCAAATGGGATACGCCAATCACTTCATCTATGCGTATCTCCGATATTGGAGACGGTACCAGCATGGAACTCGAAGTGATGTTTATGGCGCTCGACCGTCCGACTGAGACAGGGAAGCTACGATCTTTGGAGTTAACTGGAGCATGGATTAATGAAGCGTCTGAAATACCGAAAGAAATCTTCGATATGGTCACGCAGCGTGTCGGGCGTTTTCCTAGCAAGTTGCAAGGTGGCCCATCCTGGTGCGGAATCATTCTTGATACCAATCCTTGCGATGACGATCATTGGTATTACAAACTAGCTGAAGAAGAGAAACCCGATGAATGGGAGTTCTTCCGTCAACCAGGTGGGCTTTACAAAGAAGGTACTCAGTTCCTTCCTAATCCGGATGCTGAGAACATCTTCAATCTACCAGGGGGTTACAAATACTATCTGCAGCAAGTGCCATCGAAACAAGACGATTGGATCAATGTTTTCTTACTTGGAAATTATGGATCCACTAAAGATGGAAAGCCCGTCTACCCCGAGTACAACGACAAAGTTCACTGTCTGCCGACCAACATCGAAGCAGAACGTGGCTTGCCTATTGTGCTGGGTTGGGATTTTGGTCTTACGCCTGCTTGTGTCGTTATGCAAGTTACGTCCAGGGGCAAAGTAATCATCCTAGATGAAGTGATCTCGGAAGATATGGGTATCAGGCAGTTTGCCAATGATGCCGTTAAACCTCTCTTAAACAACAAGTATGCAGGCTACACCATCCATTCCGCAGGCGACCCCGCTGGAAACATCAGGGCGCAAACTGATGAACGTACCTGCCTACAAGAACTACTAGAAGCTGGTATCTACACAGAGCCAGCACCAACCAACGACTTCCTACCTCGCCGTGAATCGGTTGCCTTCTTCTTAACGAAGATGAGCGACGGTGAACCAGCATTCTTGCTGAACCCACGTTGCGTAAACATCCGTAAAGGATTGGCGGGTCGTTACAAATATGAGCGCCTCAAGACATCGGGGCCTGCTCGATTCAAAGACAGACCTCTCAAAGACGGCTACTCGCACATCCAGGATGCGCTGCAGTACGCATGCTTGAAGGTGAGAAGCGGTCTAACCCCATCCAGGGCGAGACATGTAAATAAAAAATCCGCTAAAGGCTGGACATGAGTTATTTGAACAACCAACCTCCTGTTGAGGTAGACATCAAGTCCGAGGAGAAGCTGGAAGAAAACCAGGTCTTCGAGACGAACCTGGCTGGCTACATCAGAAAGTGCTGGGACTCTGCGAAGACCGCAAAGAACCAAGTCACTGAGCGACTACTCAAATGCGAGCGTCAGCGTCGGGGAGAGTATGACCCTGAGAAAGCTGCCGAGATTGCAAAGATGGGTGGCTCTGACATCTACATGATGCTGTCGGACGTTAAGTGCCGTGCCGCTGAATCATGGATTCGTGATGTCATGCTCAACCAACAGGAGCGGGTGTTTGAGTTAACGCCTGCCAAGTCACCAATGATGCCTGTCGAAATGAAGTCGGCAATCATTGACCTGGTGAAGACTGAGGCTGAGGAATACCTCGCCCAGGGCGGTGACGTTCACCCTGAGACTTTCCGTGCCCGCATGGAAGAGGTTCATGAAAACATTGTGCAGCGCCTACGGGATGAATCCCAGGACGCAGCCCGTCGCATGGGCGACAAGATCCAAGATCAGTTGAATGAAGGCAAGTTCTATCCAGAGCTGAAGAACTTCATCACCGACTTTGTGACCTTCCCATCGGCAATCATCAAAGGTCCGAACGTTAAGAAGCGTAAGGGCATGGTCTGGGGACCAGAGTTCCAGCCGATCGTTACCACAGAGTTTGTGCGTGAGATCGAGCGGGTCAGTCCCTACGACATTTTCCCGTCACCTACCTCTACGGGTGTGGATGACGGCTACCTGTTTCAACGTCATCGTTTGAACCGTGCTGGACTCGAGGCTCTCAAGGGCACTCCAGGAGTCAACGAGGATGCGCTGGCGACGATCATCGAGCGTTATGGTAGGACAGGGTATTCCACCTATCAAATGGGCGACACAGAGCGCCGTACGCTGGAAGGCAAACCTTTCCGTGCACCACTGAATGATGACTCCATCGAGACTCTCGAGTTCTGGGGATCCGTCAGCGGTCAATGGCTGATCGAATGGGGTATGGAAGGTCAGATTGATTCTGACTGCGAATACGAAGTAAACCTCTGGCAAGTGGGCGACATCACCTTCAAGTGCATCTTTAACCCAGATCCACTAGGGCGCCGTCCTTACGACATCGCTTCTTGGGAAGAAGTACCGCACTCCTTCTGGGGTGTAGCCCTTCCTGAGATCATGCGTGATACCCAGGTCATGTGTAACGCTGCAGCTCGTAGCTTGGCGAACAACATGGGTATTGCTTCTGGCCCACAGGTTGAAGTCACTGTAGATCGCTTGCCTGATGGCGAAGATCTGACTGACATCTACCCTTGGAAGATCTGGCAGGTAACGACAGACCGCACTGGCGGTGGTCAACCAGCCGTACGCTTCTTCCAGCCAAACATGAATGCAGATGTCTTGATGTCTGTGTTCCAGCAGTTTGCTAAGCAAGCCGATGAAGTCACTGGCATTCCGAACTATGTATATGGATCGAGCAATGTGAGTGGTGCAGGTAGAACAGCTAGTGGTTTATCTATGCTTATGGACAATGCGAGCAAAGGTATTAAGCAAGCTGTAGCAAACGTTGATAAAATAGTATCTGGTATTGTGCAGAGACTATATCTGCATAATATGATGTACGACGAAGATCCGTACATTAAGGGTGACTTTAAGGTTGTAGCCAAAGGCGCTATCGGTCTCATTCACAAAGAGACATTGCAGATGCGCCGTAATGAGTTCCTCATGGCTACGGCTAATCCGATCGATTCCCAGATTGTTGGACCAGAGGGTAGGGCATACCTACTCCGTGAGCTTGCTCGTGGTCTGCAGATGGATACCGAAAAGATTGTCCCGAATGACCAGGACATGGAACAGCAGAAGATCCAGCAGGCAGCAATGGCTCTGGCTCAACAGATGGTTCAGGAAATGCAGGCACAACCTGCGGCTCCAGCGCCAGCGCAACCTGCTCCACCCCAGGCACCAGTTCAATTGGCTGACGGCGGTATGCCAGTCGGTCCTTACACAGCAGCTCTGATGGATGAGCTAGCTAAAAACGATGCAATCTAGGAGGATGTAATGCCAGCAAAACTATTCAAAGGTAAAGAAACCAAGAAGGAAGAGAAGTCTGAAAAGAAAGTCTCTCCTGCCGCTTACAAGCGTGGCGAAAAGATGGAAGAAGCCAAGGCTAAGAAGATGGCAAATGGCGGTCGTGCCATGAAGAAATGCTAAATCATCCCGATAAAAGAATCCTCCAAGCTTTGGCTTCCCTCGAAGGTAATACAGACTTCAAGGTAGTCACAGATTGGTTGTATGCCTCTCTGAACCAGATGTACATCGACGGTTCATATGCCAAGGAAGACCATCAAGCACGATGGTTCCAAGGTGCACAGCAAACGCTAGTCGAGTTTCTAGACAAAGCCGAGCACGCAAGAGAAGCCATACGCAAGAATTAGCCCGTTCGGGCAAATACCCTAGCTGACGGGTTTTAAGTCAGCAATTAATGAAGACTAGATACGTATCGAGTGAATACCTCGAGGACTCACTTCGTACAGTTCTGGCTCATGGAGAAAATTTAAATGGCAATTCCACGTGCAGTAGAAGCAGCAGACAAGAAGGCCGAGGAGCTACACGCTCTGGTTTACAAGAACCAGAATACTGAGCCTCCCGCAGATCCGACCCCTAATCAAGACCCTGACCCAGCTCCGCAAGATCCTCCGACAGATCCTACGGCGAACGATCCACAAGATCCACCGCCTGCCGATCCGCCCAAAGAAGATCCTTGGGAACACAAGTACAAGGTAATGGAAGGGAAGTACCGGGCTGAAGTGCCACGCCTTGCCGCTGACAACCGTGACTTGCGTCAGAAGATCGATGCACTCACAGCCGAGATGGAAAGTATCAAGAGCCAGGCAACAGCCCCAGCTCAATCACTCATCAGCGCAGAAGACAGAGAGAAGTACGGAGACGATCTCCTCGATGTCATTAAGCGAGCCGCTCAAGAACAAGTAGCAGCGAAAGACAAAGAGATTAATGATCTCAAGCGTCGTTTGGATGGCGTCCACCAGGACACAGCCAAGAACGCAGAGGTCAATTTCTACGACCGTCTTAGCGAACTGGTTCCAGAGTGGGTTTCAATTAATGCCGAAGACGGCTTCTTGAAATGGCTAGATGAATACGATGAGTTCACAGGACGCACCCGCCAGGACTTGCTTTCCCAAGCCGAGACTGATCGAGACGCCACACGAGTCGCACGGTTCTTTTCCAAGTGGAAAGCCGAGCAGCAAACAAACGTTGCAACCAGCAAACGAGCACTAGAAGCCCAGGTAGTTCCTGACTCCAACAAGGTAGTCAAGCCACCTGTAGGCAAACGAATCTTTACACGCAAGGAAATCGCAGACTTTTATTCTGCAGCCAAGCGTGGTGAGGTTAGCTCGAAAGATATGGTTGCAATGGAAGCCGAAATCCATGCAGCGACAGTTGAAGGTCGAGTTCGTTGACCATCAAGATAAGCTGCACTTAACCATATTAGGAGTATTAAAATGGCAGTTGACGTAGCTAGCGGTTATCCGCAATACAGCGCCTCTACAGCAGGCGCTAAGTTCATCCCTGAAATCTGGTCTGGCAAGCTCCAGGTCAAGTTCTACAAATCCACAGTCCTTGGTGAAATCACCAACAACGACTGGGAAGGTGAGATCAAGGGTCAGGGCGATAAAGTCCATATCCGTTCCATCCCTACAATCACAATCCGTGATTACACAAAGGGACAGAACCTAACTAACGAAGTTCCTGAGAGCACTCCAATCGAGTTGACTATCGACAAGGGAAATTATTTCTCTGTTGTGGTTGATGACGTTGATGCTGTACAAGCTGACGTTAAGTTGATGGATATGTTTACAAACGATGCATCTACACAGATGAAGATCAAGATCGACGGTAGCGTTCTCCAGAATGCATACGTTGATGCAGCTTCAGCTAACAAAGGTGCAACTGCTGGTGCGATCTCTGGCGACATCAATCTTGGTACAGCTAACGCAGCTGTTGCCTTGACTAAAGATGGCGCTTCTAGCACACGTGCTGTACTCGATTTGATTACAGACATGGGTACTGTGTTGGATGAGCAGAACGTTCCTGAAGAGGGTCGCTGGTTGGTGATCACTCCTTGGATCGCTTCTTTGATCAAGAAATCTGACCTCCGTCAGGCTTATTTGACAGGCGACGATGTTTCCCCACTCCGTAACGGTAAGTTGGGTCAGATCGACCGCTTCACATTGTATGTGTCTAACAACTTGAAACAAGTTAACGATAACGCTGGTACAACCAACTCTACCGCTGACGACTTCAAGGGCACTTACATTATGGCTGGTACACGTGATGCGATTTCTTTCGCTTCACAAATCACTAACGTTGAAACCCTCCGTGCTCAAAGCACATTCGGTAACATCGTTCGTGGCTTGAACGTGTATGGCTTCAAAGTAGTTAAGCCAGAAGCATTGGTAACAGCTTACGTTAAACGTGGCTGATAAGTTGTAATGAAAGGGGTGGGAGAAATCCTGCCCCTTTTCTTTTTATCTAGAGGGAAAAAATAATGAAGCTATTAAAACAAAAGGGATCTGGTGAGATCTACGTTTGGGATGAGAACCTAGCCAAGCGTGAAGACATGGAAGAGTTTGTTAAGGAAGTTCAATCTGAACCTGTTCAAGTAGAGCAAGCTGAGATTGAAGTTACTGAGGTTGAAGAGGTAGTTGCAGCTCCTGCGCCAACCCCTAAAAAGAAAACCAAGTAATGAAAGCCAAAGACGTTAAACGAGAAGGCGGCAAGATCGTCTATCGAGGACACGAGTTTGAAGGGTTCAACAAACCCAAGACCGCTCCAAAAGGTGACAGCCACAAAAAAGTGGTTCTCGCCAAGAAGGGCGACGAAGTAAAGCTGGTTAAGTATGGTCTGAGAGGTATGGAGGACTACACCCAGCACAAAGACCCTGAGCGTCGAGCCAACTATTTAAAACGGTCGGCTGGCATCAAAGACAAAAACGGGAATCCCACAAAGGATGACCCATTCAGTGCCAACTATTGGGCACGTAAGGATCTGTGGTAATGGCAACACTTCAACAAATAATCGACAGCGCACGAGTGGATCTACAAGACGCAGCGAAGACCCGCTACTCGGATACTGAACTCACTGAGTATGCCAACGATGGCATCCAGGAAGGATTCCGTTATCGCCCAGATTTCTTGTTGGGGAAGTTCACTGTCGGAGCTACAACCTATGTGGCGGCTGACCAAGTGCCATTCCCAGCGCAGTACCAGATGATCCTCAAGCATTACGTGGTTGCTCGTGCAGATATGCGTGACGACGAGTATGCCCAGGACGGACGAGCTGGAGCATTTCTAGGTCGCTTTGAAAAGGAACTGAAGAAATGACAGCACACACCGCTTTCCTAGATTACGTGCTACCGCATGTACCTGGTTGCACCAATGAGATGGCGCTCCTCGAGATCAAGAACACAATCATTGATTTCTGTGAGAAGAGCCTGATCCTCCAGGTCGATCACGATCCGGTAACTGTAATTGCAAATATTCAAGACTATGACCTCGAGCCTCCGAAGGATCGCCTGGTCATCAAGATCCTGAAGGCTTGGTACAAGGGAGTATTGCTAGATCCTACTGCTCCTGACGAAGTACCAACCCCTTCTATGTATAACCAAAATTCTGGATATGTTGTGCAGCGTGGTGACCCACGTGTGTACATCCAGAAAGACGCACGAAGCTATTCGTTGTATCCCATTCCAGGTGAGACAGCGAAGCTCGCACTAACCATGCGTGTAGCTCTTAAGCCAACCCGGTCAGCAACATCAATCGACGATTTCATATTTGAAGAGTATGCCGAGACCATTGGACATGGAGCAATTGCACGCTTGGCCTTATCCCCAGGCAAACCCTACTCTGACGTAAAACTAGCTGCTGCCAACAATGGCTTGTATCTGGCTGGTGTCAACGTAGCTCGAGACCGAGCACAGAAGGGTTATGTCAGAGCATCGAGACACGTAAAGATTAGGCGCATCTAATGGCAGACAAAATCAAACTAGTACAAGGCGATACAAAACCCGCCCTGATTTGCACAATCACCGATGAGGCGACTGGCTCCCCTATCTCTATCACAGGCGCTACGGTTCGTTTGAAGTTCCGTCCAGCTGGATCTGACACAGTACAGAACACAATCCCTGGCACCGTAACAGATGGCGCCAATGGCATGTGTGCGTTCTACTGGGCTACTCAACCAACCTCTCTCTCTGGCGATGCTGGTGACTATGAGGGTGAGATTGAAGTCACTTTCCAGGATGGCACCATCCAGACTGTGTATGACGTATTGAAGTTCAAGCTCCGTCAACAGTTCTAAATGGCAGTCACTATTGGTCCAGGTCGCACAGGGGCTTCAGTATCAACAGTTAAATTACGCCTAAGCGTATCTACCGTTAACCCTGCGGTTGAAGCATCAGCCTCTGTTGCTGCCGCTGACATCGAATACATCTTGATGGCGGTGAATGCCTTCCTGGATGTCAAGGGTCTGTACCCGTTGATCAAAGATCCGGTGGCTACAAGCGAGGCGATTGGCAAGGGCTTCGTAACTCGCAGAACAGATGCGGTTCACCAGTCTGACTATGTGCAACCCTTCCTGCTGGGCAAGGGATTGACAGAAGCTCAAGAGACTTTTGAGACGCACACGTTTGACATGACCAGGGGTCTGGCTGATACAGCTCACCCAACAGAGATTGCTCGTAAGGGATTTCTAACCTCTCGAGCAGATAGCTTCACCCAGAGTGACGTTAATCGTAACCATCTGAAGAAGCCATTTGAAGAAAGAAAATGGGCTAGCGATGGTCAACAGGCTGCGTATACGTACGCCTCAATCGATTACTTTGCAGCCGACTACGTAACAGAGTACCTGCCACAGTTCCACTTCTACAAGGGGCTTACAGAGCTTCTGGATGCCACCGACGATTTCTACGGTGCAGCCAACCTGGACGACGACGAGACGATGTGGTTCACAAAGGTTCTTACCGATGTGCCACAAGTCATCGACGCACTGGGGTTTGTACTAAGC